ACCCACCGAGGCGATGGTCTTGTCTGGCCGAACAATGACGGCTCCGCACTTCGTGGACGGGTCCTTAGACCATGAGGAAACAAGCGCCGCCATTCGGATGAAGCGCTCATTCCACTTCGCGTCGTATGTGAACTCTGCTCGTTCGTGGATCACGTCTTGCCACCGATCAGACGATTGACGGTTTCGGTTACCTGGCTAGTGATGCTCTCCTTGAAGGCGACCAGATTACTGTCGTTGTGGACCACAGCGTCGATCAGCTTTTCGTCAAGAGGCTGCTCAGAGGCATGTGCATCGGAGTCGTCCTGCTTACCTCGAATGATCTGCCACACGCTGCCACCAAGCTCATGGATGCGCTCCGCCTCGTTGGGGAAGCGAACATCGGTGACTACGACCACCGTTCCCATGTGAAGAAACCCGTCTGGCAAACAGGCCTTCACCCAGAAGTCCTGACCGAACACATCCCGGTGAGCCTCAGTGCCGTACTTCTGTAGGTACTCGCGTCCAGTGATATCGCCGTGTTCGCTTGGAGGCCCATACGACCATCTGATATGACCCTCTTCCTTGAGCTTGTCGCAGACACCTAGGGGGTCAGCCGTGTCGATCCCGAGGGCTGCCAAGGCAGATACCTTCAAAGGAAGCGCGAAGCTTTTATGGTACACTGCCGTAGCGGTCTGTTCGAAATATTCATCGATGTACCCGAAGGCTGTGTCCTTGCCCGCTCGGGCCTTACCGTGTAGTCCGATTAGCATCTTCGTCCTTTCCCTCGGGGTTCCACTGCGCCCCATCGAGGTTCACTCCATGCTCTTGGGCCACTGGCCTTACCGCGTCCCAGAACCTCTTGCCATCGTCTGTTGTGCCTTCATAACTGAAGGCGATCCAGCCTCTATGTTCAGTCATAGCTCTCGGTGACCCGCCACACCCGACTCAGTGGATACTTGTAAACCGTTTCCTTATCCACGTAGACCACGAAGACGGGACCTTTCGTGTAGGTGTTTTCTGCTTGGCCGTCATAGACGGGCTGACTGGTTTCGTCATACTGCACCTTGACTTTCATCATGTCTCCTGTGTCTTCAGCCACGCCTGATAGCGCGGTCGTTGCTCTTTCGGAATCCTATCCTGCCAGGTCTTGGTAGGACGCATCGGCTTCCCCCAAGTGCTCTCACTTGGTTCGAAATAGCCGTCGCAGCCTCCTACGACCTTTGAGGGGTCCATCTGCCTGTAGAGCGGCTGATCGGACTGCTTGCGTGCTTTGCTTTGCGACACGGATTACCCTTCCACTCGACTGTACCACATACCGGAGGCAAATGCCAATCCGGTCAAGAACTCTTTCGCCTCTCGTCACGCTTCTTCTGCCTCTTCTTGCGTTGGGCTGGCGTCTCATCCAGGTAGCTTCTGAGAGCATAGTACATGGCTACTCCTACCGTCACCTGATCGGCCTTGATCCGCTCGGCGTTGGACATGGGACGATGGTGCTCCCTGTGATCCCTGCGGGCAGCACGGTACTCCACCATGCTCTTAGAGGCACGTCCGTACCCACGGATGCCCTTAGGTCGCGCCTTCTCTAGATACCAGGCCACTAGGAGATGGGCGGTGCCGGATCAGGGACAACGGTGTCACCCCTGCGGATAGACTCACGAAGCTCGATGAGCTTATCCACCGTCTCTTGGGCGATGGGTTCGAGGTCACCCTTCAGCTTGCGGGTCTGCTCTTCCTTGAAGGCATCAACCTCTTGATCGGTTTCGAGGTCTTCGACGTTGTACGTCACGGACTGGCTGTAATGGAAGTCCTCGCTGTACTCGAACTTCACCACCTGAGCCTTTCCACCAACGGAAGCCGATACGTGTATCTCAGTTGCCTTAGGCATCTCTACTCCTGTGTGAATTCGATTGCATACTTCGTGTCCTCGGTGGCCTTGGTGACCGCCTTGAGAACCTTACGGGCCGTCTCTGGTGCCAGTGGATTCCCCTGAAGATCGTACACTACCACGCAGATCGCGTTCGAGCGACGGGAGAATCCAGGCTTGACTCGGGGATCATGTTTGTGCTGCTTCTTTGGCATCTCATACCTCAATCATGTGAACGTCACCGACGATGAACTTCGTAGACTCAGCGACCTTGATTTCCGCCAGCACTTGCTCGGCCAATCTGAACTGACTATCGGGAAGGTCTAGCTCAAGTGCGAAGCGAGCGGTGGGAATGCTACGTCCACCAACAACGAGCGGCTTGTCTACTGGCTCGTGACTAGCCTCCACCTTGTAGCCAGGAGTTCGATTCGGGTTCAACCCGATCCGCATGTAGACCTTAGCCTTCATAGTCAACCACCATAACACACTTCGGGCAGTAGTACACGAACCTCGTCACCATGGATGTTTGGCCACTGCGCCATTCATCCTTTCGGACCATCAGCCATGTGTGGTTGCATCGATCCGCTACGGGTTCTCCGAATACTTCATCTTCATCATCCTCTGGTGCTGGATGCAAAGGAATGTCAAACATCGGATGCTTTTTACCCATAGCGCTGATCCCTCCATAGGAGTTGATCGGATACGTATGTTGCGAGGTCGATCTTGAACTTGCCGTCACGCCAAATGTGTGCGGTAGCGAAGCCATTTTGCCAGTCCGGGGCTACGGCATAGCCAAGTCCCTCTTCGATCCGGCACATGCATCCAGTCTCTACACCGGCCACAGTGGTCGGCTGTCCGTGAATGTCATGTGTCGTCTTGAAGACGAGGCTCTGTCGATGAGTGTGGCCCACGATGATCGAGTAACCAAGGTGCTCCAACGTCTTGAGGGCGCTGGTACCACTGCCCTTGGTGGCGAGCCATCCGTGTCGAGCGGCCAGGTACGGACTAATCTGCACCTGAGCATGTTCATAGCTACCAGCCGGGTCGAGGTAGTGGATGCCAAGCTCGTCCAGCCTCAAGAGGTGGTCGATGCTGAGAACAGAGTTCTCGTCATGGCCCTCTACCTCGGCACGCTTGATCCCGTACAACTCCATGGTCCAGTCGATGAGCGTGTTACGGATACGTTCATCGTGGTTACCGCACAGCTTGATCCACTCCGTCTCAGGACTGGCCTCCACGTAGTCACGGAGGATGTTGTAACCAGAGTTGATGCACTCCTGCACCGTGGCCGTACCCTCGGGACGCAGACGGTGACGAGAGATATCGGGAAAGTCCACGGTGTCACCAATGAGAACTCCCTTGGCAGGCTGGTTGTATCGAAGCCAAGCACAGAACTCCTGATGGAGCGCTACGTCATGGAACGGAGCCTGCTGGTCACCAGTAAAGACGACTAGCTGGCCGCTCTCACCTAGCTTGGGTGCCTTGACCTTGGCTCGCCTATAGTCCGAAGCCTCGGCAGGAGCGATCAACTGAATCTCACGCTTCCTGCGAAGGTGAATCTTCAACTGGCGATAGAGACGGTTGCCCTCCTTGCCCTTCTTCTGGTCGCCCTTAGTAGGGGAACCCTCCCATTCGTTCACCGTCATGGAGATGATTTCCCAATCCTCTGGATCGAGACCTCGATCTTCCATCAGTTCCTCAGGGGTCTTCACCTCTGAAAGCGGGGTAGAGGTCAGCCAAGCCTCTCCATCCTTGATCTTGGTGCCAGGCTTTTCAAAGTCGTACTGTGGACGCACCACTCCCCATCGCTTCATTGCACGACGAAGCGCCGTGTCACTGGTCTTGATGGGTAACTGACGAACAATGTCAACGTTGGTCAGCGTGGGGTCTTCCGCGAGCCTAGTGATTAGCTCACGATATTCGTCAAGTGGACTCGTCGGACTGTTCTGACTCATCGTCTAGAGGCTCAGCGTCGGGATCGACAACACTGTACGACTTACGCTTTCCCTCAGGCTTCTTAGCGCTCGGGAGCGTCTCCACAATCTCTTCCGCCTCTTCATCTGCCTTGCCTTCCTGTTCTGAATTGCTTTCACTTGCCACCCTAGCAGATTCCACACTAGCTGTGGGCATGCCGGGTCTACGCTCCATGCTCATTGCAGGAACGTTAGGGTTCATACTCTCGGGTCCTCTAGCCGGTGGTCCTCCACCGGGTACGCCTCCACCAGGTCCCATCGGTCCTAGGCCAGGAGGTGCTCCGATACCAGGCGGTGCCGGGGGCATGACGATTGACTCGCCAGGTCCACCACCGGGTCCACCCATGCCAGGAGGTCCACCAGGTCCACCGGCTCCTGAGGGCATGCCAGGTAGACCACCAGGGGCGATGGCACCAGGAGGTCCACCAGCGCCAGGCGGGTTCATCATGTTGCCTACCTCGGCCTCAAGGTCAGGCGGGATCGGCAGCTTGGCGTTCTTGAGAGCGCTGTAGGCCTTCATCTTGGCCTCCTGCTGCTTGATCGTCTTCTTGACAAGCTCATCGTTGTACTCGTCCACGAGGTCATCAATATCCTTGTCGATGCCGACCATGAGCTTCTGGTCTGGGATCGGAACGCCCATCGAACGTAAAGTCTGTAGGAACTGGCGCTCGGTAGCTTCGTCTCGAAGGTCAAGGGTCTGGAATTCAAGGTCGGGGACAAGTAGCTTGTGGCGCTTCTCGATGTGCTTCTCGCCCTCTTCGTCGTAGACGACAACCTCTTCTTTAATCGGGATGCGCGTCTCGCCCTTGACCTCGTAGTCGTAATGCTCCTGAGCCTCGGCCACGATGAGAGCACGCTGGCGGTAGTGCTTCTTGAGGTAGCCCTGGAAGGTACGGAGAATCTGGTTCAGGAACTCAGCCTGTAGTGCTGAGGATGCATAAGGCTGAGAGGACGAGCCTGCGGAGAGCAAGCTCGGGTTCACGCCGAAGATTTGCATGATGCGTCGTTCAACGCGGTCGAAGTCGTCACCAAGTCGAGGCATCTGCTCGCGGCCAAAGACATTCTCCACTTCTAGGCCAGCGTGGTGGACCATGAGACGGAAGTCAGAGGACAGAGCAATGTCGAGGTCCTCGCGGAAGGCATCGAGGTCATCGCCATCAGGGTAAATCGGAGGCTGTCCGTCACCTAGGTCGATGAGTCCCAGCTTTGCCAGGATCAGAGGGCTGTACAGACGCTCTGCAATGGCGTCCTGAGAGGCCATCAGCTTCTCTTCGTGGATCAGCGTGCGAAGGCCTCGAAGGAGGATAGGAGTGCCGTGGTCGTCCCAGGAGGTGATCTTGTTGGCCACCTGCTTGAGGACGACGCCACTCATCGGGATTTCCTCGTTCTTCCTGAGGTAGGGGATCAACTCAGGGAAGTTGAGTTCGAGCATCTTGTATTCCTTGGCGGGCTGCTTCTGCTGCACGAGGCGCTTCAGATACTCGGGCGGGACCACCTTCAACTGCTGCGATCCCAGCATCGGGAAGTTCTCGATGCTGATGTTCTCGGGGTTCAGGATTTCCTCGCGCTCCCAGATACCCAGGTCCTCATCGAAGGAGCCGAGAGGGAAGGCCTCTCCGACCGTCCAGTACTCCCGACCTAGCTCGGTGAGGAAATCCTGGTAGTTGAGCGTGTCAAGGAACTGGTCTTCGTAGAACGCCGTGAGGCTCTTGTCCTTGGACTCAAGGCTCATCCCCACCAACGGGAAACGAGTGAAGATATCGATTAGGATCGGGACGAGGTAGTGGGTGGCGTAGAAGAGACGGAGCCACTTGTGGAGCTTGTGGCGGTGACCCTCGTCGGCCATGTTCCACGGCAAGCCTGAGAGGTCCCAGTACTCCATCGGGTCGTAGAAGCGAGGCATTGCTGCATGCACATCTCCACCCATGCCACCACCCATCGTGGCTGTACGGCTCATACTTCGCTGCCGCTTCATCTGGCGGATCATCTCAGCATTGCCCTGCACGACCTTGCCACCACCGTTGCTCATTCCAACGCGAGCACCACTGGCATTATCGCGATAGACCGCAGACGCATCGTGCATCTCTGCCGCTGCCTGTCGGGCCTGCCACTTGTTGCGAGGTAGTGAGACTCCCCGCTTCTTGAGGTCGTCTACCTGGCGATCCAGGCGTGACGTATCTTTTCTGTCAGCCATGCATAACTTACTGCCCCGAAATGGAGCCTAGCACAGGTGACTAACTAGCGTCGTTGAAGGCCTTGATAGCGGCCTCTACCTGCGAAGGTGAAGCGAAGTCCTCTTCAACGATGCGCTGAATGGGATTTGCGTCAGGGTCTACACTAGCAGATGTAACAGGTGAAGCGTTGTTGTTGCCAGTCT